AGGGAAATTAAACAAGGAAGGTTTGACATTTGCTTTGAATTTAAAATTTCATATTTTAATAAATCCGTTGGTGAGTTGTGTTATGAGGAGTATATGCTTTTACAATTAGCCTGGGCTAATTATGCTAAAAGAAAAAATAAAAATTAGAAAGGAGGAGAGTTAGCTATGCTTGAACAATTAACATTGGCTTTTAAAGTAATAGGAGATGGACTTGATTCTTTAAAAAAAATTGATGCACAAATAGATGCTTTAAAAAACAGCATGAATAATGCTAAGAACTCTATAAATTCAGCATTTAGTGGGTTAAAAAGTAAAATTAATTCAGTAAAGCAAAGTATAATCAATTTTAAAAATAAAATAAGTTCAACTTTTAGGACATTAAAAGCTAAGATTGTAGCTAACTTTCCTGCTATTTCAAAACTAAGAAATGGATTTATTGGACTCCGTAGAGGATTAGGGAACTTTGGAAATTATGCCCAGCAACAGTTTCAAAATAGTAAAGAAAAAGCTAATTCATTCTTAGGAGTTATAAAAAGAATTGCTACAACATTAGCAGCAGGTTTTACATTAAAAACTGCTATTGAAGGAGCAGGGAATATTGAACAGTATAGAAATACCCTTGAAACTGTTTTGAAGGATTCAAATAAAGCGAGAAAGAAACTAGCTTGGGCTAGTAGATTTGCTAATAAAACACCATTTGAAACAGAAGAGGTAGTTGGAGGAATGACTAAACTTCAATCTTATGGGATTGAAGGAGATAGGATTTTAAAGACTACTAATAGGACCTATTTAGAAATGATTGGGGACATGGCTTCAGGAATGGGCAAAAGTTTTGACCAGGCAATTGAAGCTGTTGCTGATGCAAGAACTGGAGAGCTTGAAAGATTAAAAGAATTTGGAATAACTAAAAATATGATAGCTGACTTTGGAAAAAGTAAAGGTTTAGAAATCTTTAATAACAAAGGACAAATTAAAGATATGGAGCTATTTAATAAGACCTTGTTTGAAATGATGGACTCTCGTTTTGGTGGAGCAATGGAAAAACAAGCCAAAACATTTAGAGGAGGATTATCAACTATATCAGGGGCTGCTAAGTCAGCACTTTCAACATTGGCAGGAGTTAATGAATTTGGAGATATAGTTGAAAACTCTCCATTTCAAATTCTTAGAGATAAGGTTATTATTCCATTTGCTAATACTTTAGTAAGGCTTCAAGAAGATGGAACATTTACTAAATGGGCAGAAAATATATCTAATATCTTTGGAGAAATAATAAATATTGGTGGAAAAGTAATAGATTTTATTGTTAAGTGGAAAGAAGTATTAATCCCTTTGGCAAGTGCAATAGCTGGACTTTTTGTAATTAATAAGATAATACTTTTAATTGGAGCATTAAAAACAGCATTATCAGCTTTTTCATTTAATCCTATTATGCTTGGAATAGGAGCTATAATTGCTGTTTGTATTGGATTATATAGAAACTGGGATTTAGTAAAAGCTAAATTGGCAGCACTATGGGAAAGTATAAAAGCCTTTGGAGTAAAAATAAAAGATTTTTTTGTAAAGATATGGGAGAAAATAAAATCTTTTGGTAAGGCATTATGGGATGTTGGGAAAAAGATGTTTATGTTATTTACTCCTTTTGGCTTAATTATTACAATTGGAAAATTAATAATAGAAAATTGGGATTTAATAAAAGCTAAATTTTCAGAGCTAGGAAGCTACTTATATAACAAAATACTTGATATAGGCAATTTTTTCATAGGATTAAAGGATAAAACTGTTGATGTATTTTTTAAATTAATAGATAAATTAAAAAGTTTATGGGAAAAAGTAAAAATAATATTTACTTCCATATTTAGCTCTATACTTATTTTTTTAAATGACTCTTGGGAAAAAATAAAAAGCAAATTTATAGAATTAAAAGAATATTTTTATTCAAAGATACAAAATATAGGGAACATCTTTGTAGGTTTAAAGGACAAAGTTGTTGGTGTATTTTTTAAACTAATAGATAAATTAAAAGGCTTATGGGGAAAACTAAAAACAATATTTACTTCCATATTTAGCTCTATACTTAATTTTTTAAATGACTCTTGGGAAAAAATAAAAAGCAAATTCACAGAATTAAAAGAATATTTTTATTCAAAGATACAAAATATAGGCAATTTCTTTGTAGGATTAAAGGATAAAGCTGTTGATGTATTTTTTAAACTAATAGATAAATTAAAAGAAGTGTGGGAGACAATGAAGTCAACTGCTGCTTCAGCTTTTGATTTTATATTAGATTATGTAGCCCAAGTTTGGGAAAATATTAAAGGATTTTTCTCAAACTTAGGACAAAAAATAAAATCATTACCAGGTATATCTTGGTTCTTTGATGATAGTGGAGAGAAGAAAACAACAACTAAAAGAGTATATTTTGAAGATACTCCTGTGGTAGATGGGACACATAAAACAGGACTTGACTATGTTCCTTTTGATGGCTATATAGCTGAACTTCATAAAGGAGAAAGAGTACTAACTGCTGAAGAAAATAATGCTTATTCAAATATAGAAAATAATAGTTTTTCAGATGTAAAGACTTCAACAAATAATAAAAGTTCTAATAAAACTGATAAAAAAATTATATTAAATCTTACTATAAATATGCCAACAACTACAAAAGCTGAAACTGATTGGAACAGAGTAGGAGAAATGATAGCAGAGAAATTGGAAGATTTTATGCTACAAAATGAGATTGCAAAAGGAGATATATAAATGTTTTCAATAACAAATTTAATGAGTAAAGTAAGTAGTTTTTTAAGCAGTGCTAACTCATTACCTAATCAAATTGATAATCGTATAAAAAAAACTCCACCTATTCTGTTGGGAAATATTCAACTTCAGTTAGTTTCTGATGTATCTGAAAGTTATTCTAATGATGTTCCAACAGTTCCAATAGATGATGGGACTCAAATAGCTGATAATATAACTCCCAACCCTTTGGAATTATCCTTTAAAGTTCAAATTGTTGGAGCTAATCATAAAGAAATTTTTGAAAAAATTATAGAACTTAGAAATAAAAGAGAACTTGTGGACTTGTATATGGTTAAGTTATATAAAAATATGGCTATCACAAGTATAGAAAATACAATAACATCTTTATATTATACAGAGTTCACAATTTCCTTAGTTGAAATAAAAATTGCTCATATTTCTATGATACCAGCACCTAGTAAAAAAGCTAAACCTTCTGTAAGGAAGAAAACAAAGATAAAAACAACAGTAAAAGCTAAGAATAAAGCTAGTGGAAAAAAAGACTGGGAAGGAGATTTACAAAGTGAAAGTATAAAGTTACCTAGTAGTAATGGAGCAGGAAGAAATTCAGGTGGAGGAGCATTTTAATGAAAATAAATATAATGAAAGAATCAATTCCATATATAACTGATGTAACTATTGCAGGGACAACTTTTCAATTTGAATTTACATATAATTCTTATGACAAAAGGGTATATGTAACACTTTATGACATTGAGGATAATTTAATATATCCAAATGAGCCTATTTTATTTGGTATTCCACTTTGGTTTAATAAATTAGTTGATGAAAAAGGAAACTTTAATAAAAAATATCCACAAAAATATATTATTCCAAATACTTTGGATAGAAAAGCAGTAAAAATTGATTATGAAAATATAGATAAAATTGAACTTTTAGTGGAGGAATAATGGAATTTATAGCAAATAGACCTATTTTCCCAAGAAATTCATACCTTGTTATAAATGGAGTAAAAATAAATGATCATAATAATAATGGATTAAAGTTTGATGTTGAGGTAAAAAGTGGAGAAGAAGGGAAAGTAGGAGTAGGAACATTTAAAATATACAATTTAAGTCAGGACATAGAGGTAGGAAGCGAAATAGAGCTTTGGTTTGGATATGATTCTGATATTGGATATTATTCTAAATATGAAGTTATTAAAAAGAAAAAAACAAGAGATGGAGCTTCTTTTGTTCAAGAGCTAACTTGTTCAGAAAGAACTAAGAATAGCAGTAAAATAGTTTCTATTAGTTTAGATGGGAATGTAAGAATATCAGAAGCTATTAAAGAAGTTACTAAGGAATTAGGTTTAAATCTTATTTCTATGGATCTAAATAAAGACAAAGTTTATACAAATGGTTTTACTTGTTATAGTCAAGGTTTTCAGGAGTTAAAAGAGTTAGTTGGAGATTCTGAAAGTAAAATGACATTAAAAGGTAATGATCTTTACATTTATACAGATAAGCAGAAAAATCAAGCTATTTATTTAACTTTTGAAAGTGGTTTGATACATAATCCTGAAGCTGTTGAAAAGCAAGAAAAGGAAACAAAAGTAAATAAAAAGTCAGATAATAAAAAAAATGATAGTAAAAAAGATGAAAAGTGGAGTAAGGAAAAGAAAAAGAAAACTGTAAAAGAAAGTAATAAATATGACTATACTGTTGAATGTTTCCCAATTCACTATATAAAAAAAGGAGACATTGTATATGTTTCAAGTGATGATGTCAGTGGGTTTATGCAAGTTGAAGAGGTAAATATTTCTTTAAATGATAGTTGGAATATGAAACTAGGAGTAAAAGTGATGAAAGATGATGGAAAACATAAGGATAATTCTAGTAAAAATACAAAAAATAAGAAAGGGTAGATTTGTAGATGCTGAGCCTTTGTTTAGTCCAAATGGAGTTGCTTTACCTGTACTTCGTAATGTTCCAGTTGCCTTGTTTGGGGATAGTAAAGACCACATTGATTGGAATATCAAAGAAGGGGATATAATGCCATATTTTATATTAACTTTTGACATATCTTCATATATAAGTCAAGGCTCTCATGATGTTATGGATTCAAATAGAAGAAATAACTTAAACAATGGTTTTATTTTACCTTTCACAATTCCAAATGCTACAGAAAGTTTGGAATTTCCTTCGGATATTAGAATTATTGGAGATAGATTAGAAGAAGGGAACATTGATTTAAAAGGAAATTCTAGTCAAAAAGGGAATGTTGAAATAACTGGAGATACTACTCAAAAAGGAAATACAACACAAATGGGGAATATATCCTCAACTGGAACTGTTTCAGCAACAGAAGATGTTAAGGCTGGAGATAAGAGCTTAAAAAATCATAAGCATTCAGGAGTAGCAAAAGGAAATGACACAAGTGGAGGAGTAGTTTAATGAAAGCTATAAAAATGAATGACGGAAATATTGAGTTTTCAACTATTTTAGGAATAGAAGAGTTTTGGCAAAGAGTAGTAAACTCTCTAAAAATATACTCAATAGAGTGCTTTTATGATGAAAATTTAGGACTTGATATAAGAATAATAAATGAACAAGATGTAGCTGAGTATAAACTTGAACATATTTGCAGAAAGTTACAAGAATGGTTTAGAAGTGAAATAGAATCAGTTAGTTATCAAATAATTTCTGAGGAAGAAAGAACTTTAAAAGCAAAGATTTATATAACTCATAAAGAACACAATGATATAGAAAAAGAGGTGATTATCAGTGAAATTTGAAACAAAAGGCTTTCAAGGGCTTATGGAGTTAGCACAAAAAGAGGCACAAAGAAAGGAAAACTTTGGGAGTGATTTCAATGTTGAGTCAACTGGTGATTATTATAAACTAGCAGCACCTTTTATATACCTTTGTTCTTATTTGGAAGATAAGATTATTTCAATAGCAAGAGGATTAAATATTTATAATGCACAAAATGAAGAATTAGACAATTTATTATATTTTTTTCCTAGACGGTTTGGAACAAAAGCACAAGTACATTGTAAAGTTACAGCAACAGGTTTTGTTGATGTAATACAGGGGGATATTATTATCCAAGCAGAAAATGGGACAAGATATGAAAACATAGAAAGGTTTGAGGTGGATTCTTCAAAGACTAAAACAATACTATTTCAAAGCTTGTTCGATGGAGAAGAAGGAAACATTCAAATTAATAAAATTGAAAAAGTTATAAAAGCACCAGCTTCAATAGTAGATGTACAAAACATAGAAATTGGAGAAGGTGGGCTTTCTTCTGAAACTGATTATGAGTATTTAAAAAGATATTTAGCTGGAAATAGTAAAGGGGAATGGGCTTTATTGCCTGTTTTAAATGCTATTAGAAAATTACCAGGAGTGAAAAGTGCTAATGGGATAAGAAATAATACAATGGACATTGACAGTTTTGGACTTTCTCCAAAAAGCATTTGGATAGTTGTAGATGGAGGAATAAAAGAAGAAATAGCACATGCTATTTATATGCACATTCATACACCTGATACAAGGGGAAGTGTTGTTGTAAATGTTCCAACATCTGTGCCAAATCATTATGAAGTTATAAGATTTGACAGACCAACTCAAACAGAAATTGAATATAAATTGGATATAAAAAGTGCTGATGAATTGAAAATCAAAAACTTAATTGATGAGTACATTAATGAAGCTGGAATAGGGGCTTTACTATCAAATGGGACATTCTTATATGAATATCTTTACAATAAAAACTATAAATACACTGATTTTGATTTAAAGTTTAGAAAAAAAAGTACCCTTATTTGGAGTAATTCAATTCAATTAAACTTTAATGAAATACCGAAGAGTGCTGGGAGAATATCATGATAGATGAGGTTATAAAGGGTTTACCTTTACATTTTCAAAAGGAAAATACAATTAAATTTTATAAGACCTTGAAGCCTGTTATTGAGTATATAGACAGTTTAATAGAAGGTTTAAAAAATCAAACATCATTATTAAAATCTTCAGGAATATTCTTAGATTTTATGGGAGAAAGATATGATGAAAAGAGAAATGGTCGAGATGATGAATCTTATAGACAAGCATTAATTATTAAAAAAATGGCACTTGATGGATTACCTAATACGGAGTTTTTACTTTCATTAACTAGGGAACTTACTAATAAAGAAATTACAAAATTAAAAACAAGACCATTGCAAGAAGTAGCTAGCCAACTATTTAAGGTAAACATGATTGATGATTTAAAAGTTATTAATAAAATGCCTGACTTAAATAAAGTATGTGAGGCTGGGGCAAGGATGTATTGGGAACTTGAAATAATCAATAATAAAAGTAATAAATATTACTCCTCAATAGTTGAGAGTATAAAAAAAATAGAGATAAAAGCTGATTTTAAACTAGATCAAACTATGAGAATAAATTCAGGATTGAATATAGCTCAAGGGATAGGATTTACTAAGATAATTCAAATAGGAGGGACTACATAATGAGTTATTTTGAAGGCTTAAAGCTAACAAAGAAAGGTGAACAACTTCAAGCTAAGATAAATGGAAATTTATCTGAAACTCTAACTTTTACAAAAGCAAAGTTAGGAAGTGGTTCAATAACTTCAAATGATGAAATTAGATTTTTAACAGATCTAAAAGAAGAATGGGGAACAGCTAATGTAACTAACTGTAAAATACAAGGAGATGAAAAAAATATAGTAGCTATAGAAGTTCAGTTTTCTAATGCAGAACTAAGAGAAGACAAAATATTCAGAGAGGTTGGACTTTACGCACAAGGAAATGAAGGTGAAGAAATTCTTTATGCATATGCAAATGCTGGAGATAAATATGATTATATTCCACTAATGAAAGATAGTCCCCACTCTTTTGTATTAGTATTTTATTTCAATATTACAAGTGGTTCAAAAGTAGATGCTAAGATTGATTTACATAGTTATATAACACATCAAGAGTTCAATGAAGGGATGAGTAAAAAAGTTAATAAAACTGATTATGCTTCAGCTGAGCAGTATGGAATTGTTAAGTTTGGAACAGAAGAAGGAAAAGCATTAGAAGGAAATAAAATAGAGGAAATAACTGGGAAAACTTATGGAGGGGTTTTAAATGAAGTAGGATTAAAAGAAGCTGGAAAAACCTACTTTGATAAAAACACAAAGAAATTGTATTTATGCAAGAATAATAATACAGATATTTCGGCCAATATTAATAACTATATAGCTATGGACAGTAATTCAATTTTGGAGAGATTGGAAAATTTATTTAAAATTAATAATCTAAAATATGACAGTGGAAATATAAAAATGCTTATAAATCAACAGTGGCAAAATATAGGAATTATAGATATTTCAGATAAATATATAAATATCGTTGTATTTAATTTTCTTGGAGATAAAAGTCTAAATTACAGTTTTCATACAGATAATTTAAAATTTGAGAAAGGTTATTATTTTTTAATAAACTCAACACCAGGATTTGGATATAGTGGTGCATATATTAGAATAATTGGTAATAACATACAATTAAAATCAACAGGGGATTCTAGCCATAGTTTTTATCTTAGAAGTTTACAAATATATAATTAACTTTCTAAAATATACATTGTATCTAAATACATACTTTCAGTAATATTTAAAGGTGAAAGCATGTAAACTTTACCTGTAGAGGCATCATATCTAGTTCTTGCTGTTTGTCCAGAAAAATGAGATATTATAAGTTTTAAGTTAAATGATTTTGGTCTATATCCATCTGGAAAAGTAAAAAGTAGTGTACCTTCTCTTAATGATTTTGAAATTGCAGCTGGTATATCTACAAAAACATGTCCAATCAGTCCAATTTTACTAAAGATTAAACTTGTGTAATTTGTTTCAGATGATTTATCTAGTACCTCATATCTTTGTAAATTTTCCAATCTATACAGATTCACTTATGATGAAATAAGTATCCTGATAAAAAAATGAAAGGAGGGATAAAAATGAAAACAATAAATTTTTATAAAGATACAGAATTAAAATATTCAGTATATTCCAATAGTTTAGAAGATGTTAAAAATAATCCACTTAATTATTTTCCTGAATATACTGATGATATGTTTATAACAGATAAAAGATTTCAATATCCAATATTCAAAAATAATGAACTAATGGAAATGACGAGAGAAGAAAGAATAGAACAAGGGATAGAAACTCAACTAGAACCAGGGGAATTTATAAAAAATAAAAAACTTGTTAAAGTTCCTCAGCCAAGTAAATACCATTTTTGGAATAAGGAAACTAATAAATGGGAATTGGATCTAGAAGGGTTAAAACATATTACAAGAAGAAAATTTAGACAAGTTTTGCTGGATAAAATCTATGCTGATTTTAATTATAATGGAAAAATTTTCCAAATGGGAGAAGCTGATGAAATAAACTTTTTAAGGGTAAAATCAGCAATAGATATAGCAACAACAAGCAATGATCCAAAAGCAATTATAGACGCTGTTAAATATTTAAAGGTGGAAGTTCCAGCAGGTTTTGAAGAAAAGATAAAAGCAATTATAAAAGATAAAACAACATTATCAGAAGTAATTCAAAATTTAAAAATTAATTGGAGATTAAAAGATAATTCAGTAGATTCTTTTAGTTTTGGAGAGATTAATCATATATATCTATTGTGGATATTAAGAGGAACTGCTGCACAAGAGGAATACACGGCAATAGCAACAAAAACAATGAAAGCTAAATCTTTGGAAGAATTAGAAGTCATTGAGTGGAAATAAAAGGAGTGATGTAAATGTTTACTTTATCACAAACAAGTAAAAACATGATGAAAGGAGTTCATCCTAATTTAGTAAAATTTATGGAAGAACTGATAGGATTAAGTCCTCATGATTTCAAAATAACTTGTGGAATGAGAACAGCAGAAGAGCAAAATAAGCTATATCAATATGGTAGAACTATTCCAGGAACATGGCGAACAAATTGTGATGGATATAAAGTTCAATCAAATCATCAAGAGAAGACTGATGGACTTGGTTATGCTATTGATATTGGTGTATTAGTTAAAGAAAAAACTAAAAAAATAGTGGTAGAAAATCGTAAAAAAGTGGAAAAAGAAGTGGAAGTAACAGTTTACAAAGCAGGTCCACAAGACTTTCATTATTATAAAGATATCTATGAAACTGCCAAAAAACATGGGTTAATAGATAAATATAATATTGAATGGGGTGGAGAATGGAAAAAAGTAGATGCTGTACATTTCCAAATCAGAGGAGCAGGAAAAATACCTTATAAGGTAGTTTATAATAAAAAATAGGAGGATTAGAAAATGATAAATCAAGTAATTACATATTTAAAAGGTTTTAGCCAAGAACAATGGCTATGGATAGCATTAGCAGGATTAATTTTAGGATATATTATTTATAATAGAAAGCAATATGCTAATTTGTTTGATGCTGCAGTTATTGCCTCAGAGGAGAGCTTTAAACATGGGGACAATAAAAGAAAACTTAATGCAGCAGTTAAGTTTATAACATATAGAACTGATAAATTACCATATCCAGCGAGAATATTAATTAGAAAATTTTTTAGTAGAGAAAGAATAAGAAAAGGAATAGAAAAAGCTCTTCAAAAATTTTCTGATGTGTTTGGGACTGGAAGAAAAATCGACATAGAGGAAGCAGAAAATGTTGAAGAATAGCATAAAATTAAAAAGAGAAAATAATATATTTAGTGTAGTTGTTGAAGACTACACTAAATATATAAAAAACTTTCCAATAATTGTTCCAAAAGGATTTAGAAGTGATGGAGCAAGTATTCCTCTTGTACTTCGTCCATTTTTTGAGAGATATGGAAAAAATACAGAAGCAGCAGTTATACATGATTATTTATACTCTAAGTTCAATGATACAGGCATAAATAGAGAACTAGCTGATAAAATATTTTTATTTATCTTAAAAGAAAATGGAGTGTCTTGGAGAGTTAGAAATATGATGTATAAGGCTGTAAGAATGTTTGGAGAAGTTTTTTGGGAGAAAAAACTTAGAAATGAAGGATACAAAAATCAAGCTGTCTTTGATAGAACAGAAGAAGCAAAGCTATATTATAGTGAATGGGAGCAAAAATTAGGAAAACTTTAGGAGATTAAAATGGGGAAGATGAATGGGTTATTTGAACATTGGTTTATAAGAGGCACAATTGGTTTTATATTATATTTATTGGGAGGCTGGAGCAAATCATTAGAAATAATGATGACATTTATAATAGTTGATTATATAAGTGGATATTTAAAGAGCATTTATAAGAAAGAAATATCATCTAAAAAGGCTTTTAGAGGTATTATAAAAAAAGCATCTTGTATTTTAGCTGTTATAATAGGTGCTTCACTGGATAAATTAATAGAAGGAACTCCTATAAATGTTCCAATTAGTTTATTTAATATTCCCCTATCTTTTAAGGAATTAATAATATTTTCAATCATAGGAAATGAAGGAATTAGTATAATTGAAAATTTAGGAGAAATGAATTTTCCATTTCCTTTGTTTATAAAAAAGTTCTTCAAGCAGTTAAAACAGCAAGATGAGCCAGATAAAGATAATAAATAAGATAAAAAATAAAAGGAGTATTCAAACTCCTTTTTTGTTTAGTTCAAAGATTTATTTTTTATCATTTTGTTTTGATATAAAATTATCATTTCATTTTGAAATTTTTATCATTTTGTTTTGCGTCTTACAGGAGATATCAAATTAGAAAAAGTTGAAAGAGGAGAAGATTTTGAAATCTTTATTAAGTAAAAGTTTGAAAGAGAGATAGAGTTTTATGAGGTTAGAATTAATAAAAAATAACAAATTTAACTTAACAGATGAACCAATATTATTTTTAGAAAACTTTTTGAAAAAGCTTTCTTATGAATTTTTAAGTTATTATAATGATTTTGAAGAAAATCCTTTTGTTTATAGGGAAAGGACTTTGAGTTCAATTATTTTTCCTGCTTTAATGAAGTCAAGTAGAAGAGCAGCAATGGAACTATATTACAATAATAAACATAGAAATTTTTTGGATTATTATGCACTTGATGAAATGGGAGAAAATTCATATTTAATTGAAGTTAAACATTTATTTTATGATAATAAAGAATGTTTTGGTACTTATCATCTTAAAAAATGGGAACAATTAAATGAACAGTTCTATAAACTTTGTAATAATAAAAAATCAATAGAAGAATATATAGATAGTGAGAAAAATATTTTTGCTATTTCTTTGGGAATTGTAGTTCCTTGGTTTTTAGATGAGAAAGAAGGAAAAGATATAGAATACTACAGTGAAAAAATAAAAAATGATTTAAAACCTGATTGGATTTTTTTGTATGAATTAAAGGATAGTAAATTATATCAAATAGAAAAGATATATATGCCATGGGTAATTTTTATAGGAAAAATTAAAGAAATATAAATAAAAAATAGTTTTGATTTCTATATTAAAACTATTTTTTCTATTCTATAAAATATGAAAAAGGAGAAGATTGATAATGATGAAAAAAGGTTTTACTGATAGCCCAGCAGTTCAAGATAGTTTTAATATTTCTAAGTACATAAATGGCTTAGTGAATTTTATTAAAAGTTGTAATACACCAATGACAATAGCAGTTCAAGGGGATTGGGGAACAGGAAAAACAAGTATTATGACAATGATAAAAAATGAATTAAAAAACTTGAAAAACTTAAATTTAGTATGGTTTAATACTTGGCAGTTCTCACAATTTAACTTAGGAGATAAATTGCCTTTAACTATGCTTAATAAGTTAGTAAATGAAGTGAGCAATAATAAAGAATCAGAAAACTTTAAGTATATTAAAAAAGCAATGGTAGGGGTAGCAGATGCTATTTTAGGACATATATCAGGTGGAGCACTTGAAGTTTCAAAATTTTTAGATGATGAAGAAAATTTATTTGAGGCTATTGAAAAGTTAAAAGAATCATTCCAGAAATTAGTAAATGAAAAGGCTGGAGATGAAGGAAGAGTAATTATTTTTATTGATGATTTGGATAGGATTGAACCTGAAAGAGCTGTTGAATTATTAGAAGTTTTAAAAATATTTTTAGATTGTGAAAAATGTATATTTGTTCTTGCAATAGACTACAGTGTTGTAACAAGGGGAGTAAAAGTAAAATATGGTAATGATTTTAGTGAGGGCAAAGGTAAGAGCTTTTTTGATAAAATAATTCAAGTTCCTTTTAAAATGCCAGTAGGAAGTTATGATATAAGTTTATATGTAAAGAAGTGTTTTGAAGATATAGAAATGCAAGTAGAGGAGGAAACATTACCTCAATATATAAACTTAATAAAATATTCTACTGGAAATAATCCAAGAAGCATGAAAAGACTTTTTAATTCTTTTTTACTACTTTCTAATATATCAGATAGTGAAATTTTAGAAGATAGTTTAAACAGACAAATTTTATTTGCACTTTTATGTATGCAAAGTAGCTATGAACTAATCTACAATTATATAATAGAAAAGCGTTTAGATTTAGATGGAGAGTTTTTTAGTGAGTTAAAAAATGAGAAGAATGACATTTTTAAAAAAATAGAAATGAATGAAAAAGAAATTTCACAGTTTACAAGATTTATGGAAAATTTTTATAATTTATTAGATAAAGATGGAGATGGTGAAATAAATAAGGAAGATGAAATGGAAGTATTTAGAAAAGTTCTAAATTTTTCTACTGTCACTTCATCAAGTGCCGAGGTTGAAGAGAATGAAGATAGCATATTAAGAGACTATCGTTTTAAAAATAGAAATATTGCTCGTACAATTAAAACAAAAATAAATAAAGGTTTTAAAGTTGACTTTGGTGAAACCTATAAAAAAAAGGGAATAGAAATTTCAAATTGGTGGATTTTTATGGCAAATACTTTTTCAAAGGTAGCCAACCCTTTGAAATTAGAAGAAAAATTTGGAGTTGAATTTGTATTTAAACCTAATATAGAAAATAATGAACTTATAGTAGATTTTAATATTTATCATATAGAAGAGACAACAGTTGATGAGATAAGAGAAGTTGTAGATTCTGAGTTAGTTTCTTTAAAAGAAATATCTGGAATAGAGCCAGAATTTTCAAATATAGAAATCCATTTTGGTAATATTTTTTCAAAGAATTATGAAGAAATCGAAGAAGATGAAATCTATGAAGAAATAAAAAAATATTATGATATAATGAAGCATTATTTTAAAAAATATAATAAATAGTGGTAGTATAATATTTTATAAATTTCATATGGAGGAAAATTTGTTTACAAAAAGAAATATCTATGAGTATGATGTCTATAAAGCTAATATTTCCTGTTTATTAGAAATGGGAGAAATAAATCAAGAGCAATATAATATGCTTAAAGATATTCCAAAAGATG